CGCGTTTATATCAAAGCGCTTCGCCTCTTTGCTGTTAAGATTACAGTCATAGAGGCTTGCGCGCTGGTAAGCTCTAGCAATGTACCCATCCAGGTGTTTACACACGTGGGTCGGTGCATTCCTAAATTTAAGTTCACGTAAACCCTTGGACATCAGCTTCATGTTGTTGCCCCAGCGTTGTGACTCCGGTAGGAAGATACCGGGGAGGTCTTTCTCAAGACCCCCCCAGAACACTCCTGCTTCATACCTTGACAGCATGCGCTTCGGGTCGTCCGGAACAAGTCCGGCACCACCCAAAGCGCGTGGCAAATATAAAGGTATCTTGCGGTCCTCGCAGATTTTCATCTCCTTAGGGAAGAGAATCCGGAGGGTCCTATTAAAGACTGCCATCGGGAAGTTCCTCCTTAACGCTTCGTGAGAAGCGGAGGAAGCTACCTGAAAGCGGTCACACATTTGTGCCGTAACTAGCGATCTTACTGAGACCGCCGGTTGTAGCACGAGATGATCACCATGCAACTCGTAGAGCCCTTCGCAAAAGGTTCCGCGAGTCAGGTGTATAAAGGTCTTGGGCTGGTTCCATACGTACCCGAAAGCTTTCATTAGCCTCAGGTACCTATAGAGCTGGCCGCGAGTCCAATATGCTATCAGGTCGTCGCCCTTATGCCGGTATGAACCGGTATGGTCGACAGCGCGACAGCAAAATTCGTGAGTCCATTCGAGGATGGTCCAGGAAACTGGCATCCCCATAAAGGCTCCACTAAGGACGGGTCGGCCGTCAATCATAAAGTTTCCATGAAGGAAACTACGATCAACCCCGAGCATATCTGCGATCCGATCCAGCGCACCAAAGTTAATGGTGTCGGTGGCGGCTTTCAGATCCATTGAGATGACGTACTTCTGCCCTTTAAGGCCCTTTCGGACCCTAAAGGCTAGAGGTAGGTCAGCAGTAACGGTACCACAGCGCTTTACCACAATTGGGTAAAGGCAGTCGCGTATAACGTGAGCTTTAGCCACTCGGTAGGGATCGTTCTTCGTGACGATCCTAACCTTGTAGCCTCTTTCACGCACGCCAACCACCTCCGCACTTGCGTGCAGAGGTTTGTGACACGTGTTAAGGTAGTCCAAGACGATTCGTTCCTTTCTCGTGAAGAAAGGAAGGAATTCCTTGAATCCTTTGAATGTCTCGGTGACCGGAGGGTCGCTGTTAAATTTCACAGCGGCGCTCCTTCCACCTTGAGCTTTATTGTACCCGAGGCATGCACCCCCTCCAAAGATGGGGGTCCGAGTCTCAGGATACTTCCTATACCGCTTCTTAAACTTGTCGGCTATCCCTTGGGACAGCGGACTCGCAACGAAGCCG